CACTGAGCCAATTCGGATACCGGGAGGTTCGCATCCCCCGGTGCCTGGGCCTGCGATCCTCCCACGGTGAACAGGCCGTCGATCGGGACCACCTGGCCGTTGGCCGCCGCGTGCGTCTCCCGCTCCCGCCCGTCCATGACGGTACTCCACTGCTTGTACGTCTGCCCCTCGTCCTGCAGCGCCGCGAGCGTGCCCTGGTTGATGACGCCGGTGAGTTCCGTGCGGGCGATCAGTTTGGAGCGGACGACGGACATCTGGTCGAACTCGTCGCGCAGGGCTTTGGCGAGCTTCGCACTCCCCCACCCCCCGTCCACGGCCTGCTGCAAGAGTCCTTTCAGCGTCTCCTCCGTCGTGTCGGTGATGAGGGACGCCTTCTCGAATGCCTGGCGCTCGATGGACTTGCGGACGGCGGTGGCGAACGCCCCCGGAGGGTTGTACCCGGAGCCCTGCGAGAGTCCCAGGTCGATCCCCTTCTGGAAGCCCAGCAGCATGTACTGCTTGAGCGTCTCCGCCATGACCTTCCTCTCCTGCTCGGTGTAGAAGAGGCCGTCTAGCGGCGGGACTCCTCCGCCTTCGTCTTCGGGGGCGCGGCGGGAGCGTCCTTCTTTTGCTTGTCCGTCGGTGGGTTGGTGTTGCCCTCCGGAAAAGCCGGGGGTGCCGCGGGCTGGGGGGAGCCCACGGGCATCAGGGAGAAGTTGACGTAGGGGACGTCCGTGCCGGGCAGGTTCAGCGGGTCCAGGCCCATCATCTGCCGGGCCTCGTCGGGGGTCAGGGCACCTGCGTCGAACAGCGCCTTCAGGTTGGCCCGCTTGTTCTCCTCGTTCTCCGGCACCGGGTCGTCGAAGACGTAGCCCATCTTCTCCGTCGCGGGGAAGGCGGGGAGGTAGTCGTGGGTCAGGGTGTCGGCGATCAGGTTCAGCACGGGCTTGACCGTGTAGCGGGAGAAGACGTAGATGCTGGCGTCGGCGTTCGCGCGGGTCTTGCTGTCGGTCTTGCCGAGCAGGTCCATGCCGACGCGGAGGTTGCCGAGGATCTCGTCGCGGGTCAGGTTCTTGCCCTCGATGAACTGCATGTCCTGGTTACTCATCTGCGTCGGGTTGAACTTGAACCCGTTGGGGAGCATGGCGATCTTGCCGGAGTTGCTCGGGCCGCCGTAGTTCTCCCGCCAGGCGTCCATGATCTTCTTGCGCTGCTGCTCGCTGACCTCGTTGGGCGACTCCAGGGTGCCGGCCGGCACGGCGTTGTTGCGAAGGCGCATGGCGTTGAGCACGTCGGCCTCGCGGTAGCTCTCCAGGCCGTAGCGGATGGGCTGGATCGGGGAGAGGCCGCGGTACCAGTTCTTCATGTCGGGGAACTTGAAGTGGACCACGTCCTCCGGCGGGATCTCCCAGCCGCCGGAGGGTGCCCCGTTGGGACCGCCGACGAAGCGGTAGACGTAGTTGCCGAGCGTCCCGTCCGGGTTGAGCTTCTCGTAAACGTAGGCGGGGTTCAGGGGGCTGAGGACCGTCGGGGAGTTGCCGGGGGTCGTGCGGCCGTCGAGCAGCCAGAAGCACTCGCCGTTGGCGAACAGGTACTGGGTCGTGAGCAGCATCAGCTGCATTCTCGTGAGCATCGTCTTACCCGACGCCAGCGGCTGGGGGTGGCCCAGGGTCTCGGCCGCCTGGTGGGCCTCCACGGGTTCCTGTTCCTCGGTGTTGGGGTTCAGGACGAGCTTGAAGTCCGTGCTCGCCACCTCGTTGGCGATGACGTCGATGGCCGACTTGAGCCAGGGGTTGTCGCCGTACGCCTGCTGACTCTCCTGGGCGCGAAGGGGAGGTGGGAGGCCGAACTGACGCTGCACGGAGGTCTGGAAGGACGGCGGCAGGTAGCCGTAGTCCATCCCGCGGGCCTGCCTGCCGAGGAAGCCCTCCGCCGCCGCCGATGCCGCCGCCGAGAGTCGCTGGAAGAAGGAGGGCATGAGGTTTCGGCAAGGATTCTACACCACGGCCCGCGCGGACCGCTAATCGGCGCGGCCGGGTGAAAATGCGTTGTCCCGTCACGCCCCCTTTTTGCGATAGGAGATGTACACGGGCAGTCGAGTGCGGTAGGACCGAGGGGAAACGATGACCGCGGCAACGGACGAAGCGACGAGGGACGAGCCGACGAAGGTATTCCGCCGCCCCCCGGAGGTCATGATCGTCCGGGACGTGCTGTCCCGGCTGGGAGAGCCGGACGACCTGCACGAGGTGCAGGCCAGGCGGACCTACGGCGACAAGTACCGCGTCAACGTCTATGTCCGGGCCGCTTCTTCCGGCTACCGGGTCGCCCACAGCTACCTTGTGGCGGCAGACGGGGACGGCAAGGTGCTCGCGTCCAGCCCGACGATCACCCGGTCGTACTGACGCGGGCGTCCAGGTCGATCAGACGCTCGACGTAATGATCGACGAGGTGGACCAGCGTCGGACTCTCGATCAACTCGTCGATCCGCCGGAGGAGGGCCTGTCGCTCAGACGCCCTGTCCATCGGCGGTGTAGCACTTCAGCACGAACGCCTCGATCGCCTCCAGGTCGGGAGCATCCGGCAGCGGGGACGCGTCGAAGGCGTCCCGGCACAGCCCCTCCAGCTCGAAGACGCGGGACATGACGTGCGACTCTGAGCACCTCCCGGTCTTGATCATCCGCAGCTCGGCGGCGGTCCCCTCCGGGTAGGTGCCGACGAGCTCGCCGGTCCTCAGCAGGTGCAGCAGCTGGTAGAGCGTCCGCACGTGGGCGCAGGCGTACTTCCACTTCCGGTCCACGCTCCCCGAGGACTCCAGCACGGACCCACCGTCGCGGAACTTCTTCTCCTGGTTGCGGCTGTAGCCCATGAAGGCATCCAGGCACCGCTTCTTGCTCAGGAACGCGGGCAGCAGCGCCTTTAGCCCCTCCCCCATCGGGGTCGTCGTGTGGGGCAGGCCGACGAGGACTTCCAGGCAGGACGGGTTGCCCTGGGCGGCCATCTTGCAGAACTTGCCCAGGGGGACGACGAAGACGCCGCGGTAGTCGTGATCGGACTCGGGAGTGGCCGTGCCGTGCAGGCGGGAGCCGACGATGGTGGAGAGGATGATCTTCATGGGTTAGCGGGAATAGCTGATCTCCAGGTGGAGGAACTGGCCGATTTGTGACTTGAGTTCTCGGATGAGGTCGTGGCCGCCGACGTTCACTTTATCGTCCGTCCAGAGATATCCGGTGTACTCGGAGTAGTTCATCCCGTAGCTGGCCTCGGTGTCGCCGTACAGGTCATGCAGGAACGCCTCGTCCACCTTGTCGGCGGGGATGTCTTCGTCCGCGGTGTAGTAGCGGACGGTCAGGCATGATCCGTATCCCCTGATGTCTTCCGCGATCTGCTCGGAAAGGATCATGCCCCGCACGGCCGGTGCCACGCTCAGTTCCAGCACCTCGGTCTCGCCATTCGAGCCTTCACAGAGCCAGCCGCGATAGGTTCGGGTCGTCGATGGGGGTTCGTAGGGTTCCATGAGGTGAAGGAAATAGTCAGAACTCGAATCCATTGCCGCAGTCGAAGACGAACAGTCCGAGCGACTTCCATAGGCGGACCACTTGCGGCCGGTCATCGAACACGGCCGTGACGTGGTACTTGCCCTTGATGTGCTCCTGGTAGATGCGGGCCTTTATGACGCTGTCCTTCTCAGTGTTGCCAGGGGGTCGCATCCAGAATCCGTCGAAGGTGATGCTGTACTTCTCCAGCCACGCCCGCGTCTGTGACTCACAGACCCCGTCTCTGCCGCTGACGATCAATACTTTGGCCCCCAGTCTCTGCAATGCGCGGACCGCCATCATGACCGGGAAGTTCGGTTCGTCGTTGCCTACCTTGTCCCAGTCAAACGGGCCGCGGTCCTTCATCAGCGCGAGCGTCCCGTCCACGTCCGCGATGATCGCCCCCGGAAGGGATGGCTCCTCGCCTGGCGACGCAAGGCACAGGTGCTGGTGGAACATTTTCAGGATCACGTCCTTGCCCACCGGGTTCGGCCTCTTCAGATCCCGCTCGACGCACTCCTCGACCGTGGCCTCGAAGAACTTCACCTCGAACTCCGCCCCGTGCCGCTCGGCCATCTGCCGGTACGTCGTCTCGTGCCTCTCGGCGAAGTTGGTGTCATCGACCACGACCGACATGCCATCCGTCAGGGCCTGCTCGGCCATCGCCCGCTGCATCGCCTGGACGGTCTTCTCCCGGCCCCGGCTCCACTTGCCGTCGTGCAGCATGGTCCGGAGCGAGTCCTTGTTGACGCGGACCCAGACATCGGGCTCCTTCGC